CAAAAGAACTAGCTTCATTTGTCTATTCTTATTTTTTAAAGAAAAGACAAGTAGCTCGATTTTTATTTGATCAAAAATATATCTCTCCCTTTACAGAATACTGGGGAATATGGAATGATGAACAAGTTCCTAATAGTTATTCTCATTATTCAGATGTAGCAATGGAAACATTGTTAGAAGCTTTAAAAACAAAGATGGAAAAAGAAACAGGTTATAAGTTAAATGAAACTTATGCCTATGCCAGAATTTATAAGACAGGCGATGTTCTTCATCGACACAAAGATAGATACTCATGCGAAGTCTCTACTACCTTGAATTTAGGAGGAGATCCGTGGCCTCTTTATCTAGATCCTACAGGTAAAAAAGGTCAAGCAGGTATCAAGGTTGAGTTAGAACCAGGAGATATGTTAATATATTCTGGATGTGATCTTGAACATTGGCGTGAAGCTTTTCCAGGGAAAGATTGTGGACAAGTTTTTTTACACTACAATGATTCCAAAAAGAAAACCGCTAAAGCAAACAAGTTTGATGGGCGACCATTCTTAGGACTTCCAGCCTTTTATAAAGGCTTTAAATCTAATTGATTATAGGTTAAATGTAGTATATTTTACTTTAGGAGAGTTATATGCTTCACAAAATTACACTACAACCGGGCTTAGATAAACAGTCCTCAGATACAGGAGCCGAAGGAAAATGGGTTAATGCTGATTATGTCCGTTTTAGATACGGCTATCCAGAAAAAATAGGAGGATGGGAACAACTTGTTAGTACTTATCTTGTTGGAGCTGGCCGTGATCAACATACCTGGGTTGATTTAGCAGGCAATAAGTATGCCGCTATTGGTACTAATAAATGTCTTTATATTTATTTTGAAGGTACAGTTTATGACATCACTCCTTTAGATACAGCTCGTGAACAAGCATCCGCTACCTTTACTTTTGATGGTACAACCACGGTTACCATTACAACATCCACGACCCACGGAGCAGAAGCTGGGGATATTATTTTATTAGACGCTGTCACCTTACCTGGAGGAACAGGACTTACAGACGCAGATTTTGAAGATAAACTTTTTGAAGTTAAAAGTGTTCCTAGTTCTACTTCTTTTACTATTACTAATACTTCTTCAGGGGCTACAGCCACTGGTGGAAGTACTACAGTTAAATTCTATTATGTTGTTGGTCCCGTTAAACAAACTTATGGGTATGGTTGGGGTACTAATACTTGGTCTGGTCAAAATAACCCTGTTACTAGCAATACTTTAAACGGTGCATTATTAAATGATAGTGCAGGAACAGGTGGAGTTGGAACCAGTGTTACTCTTACAAATACTACAGGCTTTAGTGCTTCAGGAAAAATTTTAGTAGATAGCGAACTTATTACCTATACAGGAATTACAGGTAATGATTTAACGGGAATTACCAGAGGAACTAATGGAACTCCCACGGCCTCACATAGTAATGGAGCAACAGTTTATGATGCAACCAACTGGGTTGGATGGGGTAGTGCTAGTACTTCATCAAATATTGTAATTGAACCTGGTCAATGGAGACTTATTAACTATGGTGAAAATTTAATCGCACTTATTCATAATAAAAGAATGTTTCAATGGGAACCTTCTATCCCTAATTTAACTGTAAGAGCTGTTGCTATAACTGGAACGGAAGTTCCCACAGAATCACGAGATCTCGTATTATCTACACCCGATCGTCATTTAGTTGCAATCGGAACAGAACTTACATTACAAACAGGAGACCAGGATAATATGTTTGTGAGATGGTCTGATCAAAACTCAACAACAAGTTGGACTCCAACTAAAAATAATACAGCTGGGAGCCAGAAACTTTCAGATGGATCTAAATTAATGGGAGGTATTGTAGGAAAAACCGCAGTATATTTATGGTCCGATACAGCTATGTATACCATGAAATTTATTGGACCTCCTCTTACCTTTGGTTTTCAACAAGTGGGGACTAACTGTGGGATGTCGAGTCAGCATGCTGCTGCAGAAGTAGACGGTATTGCTTACTGGATGGGTCCTACAGGATTTTATAGATTTAATGGTGGCCGCGTAGAATTAATGCAGTGTTTAGTTGAAGATTATGTTTTTGAAGATATTAATACTAATGCTAATCAACAAATTCACGTAGCTGTTAATGCTTTATTCGGAGAGATTACTTGGTTCTATCCGAGCTCTGGCTCAGATTATATTGATCGTTCAGTCACGTTTAATTATTTAGATTCAAGACCCGATCTATTAATATGGACTACTTCTTCATTAGCTCGTACAACATGGACGATCGAGGGAGTATTCAGTAAGCCTTATGCCACTCAGTACAGTGCAAGTACAGCACCTACAGTGCCAACCGTTATAGGAGTTTCTAATGGTGCAAGTTATTATTGGGTACATGAAACAGGAAATAATGAATTATTATTTAATGGAACTAAAAATGCTATTGCAGCTTTCATAGAATCCGGAGATTATGATATTAATCGTGAGGAAGGTCTTCAAGGTCAAGGGGAATATATGATGAGGATATCTAGAATTATTCCAGATTTTGGATCTCAAACAGGGGACGCTAAAGTTTATTTAAACTCTAAATCCTTTCCAAGTAGTACAGCGGTATCTACTTCCTATAATATAACAACTGCTACTACTCAAGTTAATACTCGTAAACGAGCTAGACAGATTGCAATCAAAGTAGGAAATATTAGCACTGATCAAACTTGGAGAATGGGAACTTTTAGATTAGACATCCATGCAGGAGGTAGAAGATAGGTAATTTTTTTGCGCTTCATGCGTATATCCTATATTTTAAAGGAGTAAAATGGCAAAGATAGCAGAAGTTATAGCTGATGTATTAGGACCTGATTTTGATCGAGAAAATATTCAAAATTTAGCAGACAATGTAGGATCCGTTGTTCAAAAGCTTAATACAACTTATCAGCAACAACTTATAGATGAAATAGAGGCCTTTACTTTATTTATAAATTAACGTACAAAGAGGAAAAGAAGAAATGGCTAATAAATATAAAATTAATATAGTTCCCATAGCNACCACGGACATCACAACTGTTTATACATGCCCGGCAGAAAATGTAGCTTTGGTTAAATCTATTTCCGTATATAATACTCATGCTACTACTCCAGCTAATTGGATTTTAAAAGTATTTAACAATGATTCAAGTGCAGCCTATATTTATAGGGGTATAACTTCGGTAGCTGCGGCTACTACAAAAGAATTTCTTGAAGGAGATCAAAGTACTCTTTTAGTTTTAGAAGAATCAGACGCTTTACATTTTCAAACAACCGTAACATCCGCTAATGTTTTTGTTAGCGTGTTAGAACAGGATAGAACATAATGAGCTTTGAAGAAAAAGGAGAATTTTTAGGACACGTTATAATTAAGGGAGAGAAAGTTCCTAAGTATAGAGGTAAAACAATTGTTAAATTATATAATACTCAAACTAATAAAGAATATAACTCAGATAAAGAAGCTGATGATGATGTGGCGAACCCTAGCACAGCTACTAAGAAAGAACACATACGGAGAGATGTTACTATTATCGCCCCTATGATTGATTTAGTAGGGGGAACGGTAAAGAGTGACNATTAAAAAAAAGTATCACGANCCCCTCCCTGAAACAATAACTATTCTCACTGATTTACTTAAAGATAAAACTAAAATTTTAGAAGTAGGACCTGGAGAAAAAAATAAATTCGCCTTGGCTACACATTCATGCGGTGCGGAGACCTGTGATTTTTCGGCAGATCTTTTACCTTATAAGGACAAAGAATTTGATTTTATTTACTGTCGTCATGTTGTGGAAGATCTGTATAATCCTTTTTTATTAATGCAAGAAATGACCCGTGTAGGAAAGGCGGGGTATGTTGAAGCACCATCACCATTGGTGGAGATGACTCGAGGGATAGATGGTAACGAAGAAGTTACTTCAAGCCCGTGGAGAGGGCATCATCACCACCGTTATTTTGTGTGGAATGATGGAGAGGTTTTAAATTTTTTAACTAAATATGTTGTTGTGGAATANGCTCGCACAGAAGATGGTAAAATGAAAAAGTTTTTAGAAGATTATCCTGGTGCGTGGAATACTTATTATTTATGGAATGACAAAATTAAATATAAACATTTTCAACATCATCTTGATGCAAGTATAACTGAAGGAAAGTATGGAGATTTAATTAAAAAAGGTATAGAACAAGGTATCAATAACTCTTACCAATTTTTTAAAGACCGGGAGGAGTT